GCGGATGTTGAACTCGTAAGCGACCGGTGTGACGTTGCGAACCTTGCTTTCTGCTACAAGTGCCATTTGCTTTCTCCTGTGCTGGCCTCACGGGGCCAACTTACTAACTCAGTGACTTCGTGACTTCCTGTGCGTTGAGACAGTGATAGCGAGATCGCGCCTAGTTGCCCCAGGGGACTTCGCCGCGGCTCTGGAACGGGTAGGTCTTTGGCTTACCCTCCAGGCCGCCAGTGTTAGCCTGGTTGCCAGCACCGGCGCCACTGCCAGCGCCTGCACGATTGCGAGATCCAGCCTCGTTGTTCGGAGCCTTCTGGGGCTTGAGCAGGGCGGCGACCTTCTTGGCGTCCTCCTCAAGCTCAGCTTCGGTAGTACCTACAAGCCTTACTGCCATCTCGTCAGGCAGCTTGTGTTTGCGGGCTACCTTGTCCCGGAGGATCTGGGCATCACGCTCGGCGGCCTGGGCCTCCAACTCCTTGATGCGGGCCTCCCGCTGCTCGGCGACGGTCTTGAACTGACCTTGCTCTAGGGCGCTGGCCTCATCTGCCTTGCGCTTGTCCTCGGCTTCCTTGTCCTTGCGTGCTTGCTCAGCCCTGGCCAGCCGCTCTGTTACGATCTGCTCGATGCGCGCCTTCTGGGCGTCATCGAAGCTAACTTCAGTGTTGGTGGTCGTGGTCGTAGTCTGGGCAGGATTGCCCTGTGCAGTTGGGTTCTGCGTACCACTGGCAGGTGATTCAGTCCCTGCCCCCGCTCCTGTGCCGGTAGTTTGACCGGTTCCCTCCGTCGCCGACCCGCTCGCGGTAGTTGTGCCAGTGCCAGATCCGCCTCCCGCGCCGTTCGCAATGAGCATTTTCTGGCGTATCTTTAAGAACTTCACAGTCTCGCCTCCTGAAGGTCCTCAGATCGTGGCCGTGTTAGCTATTTCACGGCAAATAAAAAGCGGCCATGACCTGCCCCGAAGGGAGATCATGGCCGCACATAACGATGTTGTTGGCCTGGGCTGCTCTCTGCCAGCCCGAGTTGCAGCAATCCATCACGCTGCTATGGGTGTACTTCAATCCTAAGGGATATTGTGAGGGTTGTCAATACCCCTAAATCCCGCTCGGGTTGTCTAAGTATGGCTCCGTTTTTGTTTCGCAATTAGGGCGGCGAGAGAATAGTCGCCAGGAATGTAACGGCAAGCAAGAGGCACTAGGTCAAACTCCAAGCCACGTAGTTCCCAGGCCGCCTCCAGTTCGGCATAGAATGCCTGTAATTCTCCAGGATCTCTGCTGTTGCGCATGTGCTGCAGGACCTCGTAGTCCCAACCGGGCTGACGGTAGGAGCCTACAGTTCTCCATGAACAGCCGTCACAGGTGCGGCCCATTGGGTGTGAGTCGGAGTAGCGGATTTCACGCCAGCCCAATATCTCCGTGACTACCAGAACATCGAACTCGTAGGCCTTACCCCAGCCCTTGCGGTTGCCCTCAACAAAGAGTGCCCGTATGTCTAGATCCTTAGGGATCATGGTACTCACGCTCCTATGATTGCTTCATCCAGAGACTCACCCGACACGCGCTTCTCTCGGCAGGTCCGGCACTCAGGAACCCACTCTATCAGGACCTCACCAACGTCCAGATCGTCTTTGAGGTAGCGGCTGACGGTGGGTTTGCCACACGTGCCACAAGGCTTGACCATGACTAGGTGCCGCCCTTCAATCGCGGGTTCGCCCAGCAACTTGAACGTCACGTCGTCCAGGGTGATAGTGTCGCCCTCACCCTGCACGGGCATACCCTCGATGTTGACCCCAAGAACCTGTTGCACGTATAGAGCAAGTTCGGACGCATTTTGTGCGTGGGCCTCGGCAGCCTGTTGGCGCTTCTGCGAAAGGGCTGCCTCAGCGCGCTCTCTCCATCCTTGCGTTGAGCCACCGGTCTGCGATTGCTGGGTTGTCACCTGCTACTCCTCCTTGTTCCCATTGCTTCCATCGTTGCCGCCGGGCGCACCTTTGCCCGCTTGGCCAGTGTCCGCGCCGCCGCCCGGCTGTTGACCGTCTCCAGGCGCGCTACCAGGAGGTGTTGCCAGGGCCGCCCTCTCCTTCGCCGCGTCCGCCTTTTCCTTAAGGATCTGCTTGATCTGAGTCTCGGTCTTACCAAACTGACGAAGAACCTCTTGCTCGGAGACATAGGGTGCCATCATCTTGCCGATCTTCACCAGCGTCATCAGATCCCAGTCTTCTGGGGCCTGGAATATCGTACTGATCATCGCATCCGTATCAAGGGTCTGGCCGCCGAAGGCATTAGCGAGCATCGTAGCCTTATGAGCTACCGAGGCCCAGGTAGGCGCAAATACGTAGCCCATAGCTAGTACCTTGCGAATGAGCGGCTTGTCCGCCTGCAGGAGGGCCTCCCCGCTCGGCCAGTCCCCGCCCGTGATAGTGTGTAGAGGCGTTGAAGTGAGGCGAGAAACTGCCCGCAGCTTGATGTTGAGCACGCGCTCCAGTTGGCTCAGATCGCCGGCCTGTAGCACCCCATACTTGGCGTCCTTGCTGCTGTTCTGGAGGACTGCGCCTGGCTCCACCTTGATCGACTTCTCGGCCCCGTTACCATCAGTGGCAGGCGTTACACCTGTAGCATATAGCATCTGGTAGCCCGTGAAGCGAGCAGCCGCCGTAATGTCGCGATGCACGTCGTTGATTTCGTCCTGCAGCCCCAGCATACCACCGTCCAGCTCAGAGATGCCATAGGTAGTGTCCAGGTCGTCATTAGAAGCGTCGTGTGCCATATAGACGTTTCGGAAGTGTACTACGGGCAGACCAATCGACTGCCCAGATCCATCAGTCCACTTTGTGAACGCTGTGTTCTCCTCATCAAGGTTATAGGGCTTCCAGCCGTTGCCTTCCTGGATGTAACGCTCGATGTGGTCGGGGAACCATACTACACGCCTCAACCTCTTCTCAGTGGTCTGCCATTCTTTCACGGCATAGATGGGGTTGTCTAGCTCGTCGTAGGCGATAAAAGTGCCGCTCTTACCATCCCACCACTTCTCCCTTGTGAGGATGACCCGTTGCGACTCATTATCCCAGCTTAACGCTAGTGCGTGGTTACCGTCGCGTAGGGTGGCCCAGTGGACCTGATTTGCTAACCTGGAGAGTTGCGCCAGGGTCCAGAACTCCTCCAGCCATTCCTGCACGGCATTGTCCGCCACATCGAAACGAGCAAGCTGCACCCTGGAGGAGGCCGCGGCTAGGACCATCTTACAGATGTTGTCACAGAAGACATTGCCGGTAACGCCTCGTAGGATGGCCTGCTGGGCTGGCGTGAGTGTCCCCTTCTGGTAACCACGCGCGTAGTCCCGGAAGGTGCGCAGCATTCCAGGCTTGGGGTTGGCCGCCTTACGATCCCGCTCCAGGCGTTTGTGTATCGTATCATTCGCTGCAAGTTTGAAGACCATGATTACTCTTCCTCCTCAGGCCCGTAGGGGTCTGTCAAATAGTTTGATTGCTTGGTTACGGCTGGTGACTGCCTGCGTGCGACCTGGGCCAATGCCCAGCTATCTGCCTCGTCATCCGGCTGATCCTTAGGCGCTCGCAGTGTCGCGCCTTCGATGCTCGCGAGCTGCATGTAAGTGTCGTAGCTGTGAAGGATCTTCGTAGGCGCTGTAGTGCGAAGCGTTTCAGCCGCAGCGTCGTATAGAGCCACCTTACCTGCCACGTGGCTTAGCCACCCGGTCTTTCCGTCCTGCCCATCGAGCAGCCGGATCTCCGGGGCGTGCTCCTCGAGCCACTGTATGACGGAGTGGCCGTGGTTATTCCGCTCGATCATAGCCTCCGCGCGATTGAAGTAGCGCCCCACGAGCTGCATATAGGAGCCGAAGACATCCGGCTCCGACTTACCTGTGAACTTCGCTACCTCCTCACCTGTGACTCGCTCCAGAACGTGGCAGGAGCTATTGTCGCTGGTGGGATTGCCCTCTGCCGGGTCGCCGCCCATAACGTATTGCAGACCGAATACAGGCGTCTTGTAGAGGACCAGCCCTGGGATGTAGGGTGCACCAGGAGGGAAGCTGGTTATGTCATCGGCCCTGTTGAGCGGCGCTATCTCCTCGTAACACTGCTCGATCCAAATGGCGGGTATGCGCTTGTCCTCCGTGTTCGGTGACAATGCCTCGGTATCGGTCGCTGGATACTCCTGATGGAGTTCGTCGAGCGAACCTGTGCGAGCGAGCACATCCTGCTTCTTCGCCTCGTACCATTCCTGGGTGCGGCCAGGGCGAGCTGCCCACCCAAAGAAGACCGCCAGATAGCTATTGAGCTTTCGCTTGGCACCCTTGAAGATGTTCTTGAAGGCGGACATCGGCTGCGACTTGTCCGATGTTGAGAGCAGGATCATCTGACCTCCTGCCTCGACCGTGGGTTCCACTGCGTTTATAAGTGCGTCCAAGTCTGGGACAAAGTCCGCCTCGTCAACGACAGCTATAGTGCCGGTGTAGGAGCGTCCGCCGGTTGTAGGGAAGGCCTTGGCCCGAGAACCGTTTGCGAGCGCCCACTCGTGGTCATTGCTCGTATCGACCGACTGCTGCAACCAGGCTGGCAGGTGGTCGTGCATCTTCTTGAGACGCTCCTCCAGCAGCTCTATAGCCTCATCATCCCTCTTCGAGAACAGCAAAATGATGGCTATGGGCCGGAATAGCATGACCCATAAGACGTAAGCCAGGACCAGCCAGGAGAAGCCCAACTGCCGAGCCTTCAGAATGCACAGGCGAGGATGTTCTTGTAGGTCCTTTAGCGTCTGCTTCTGAGCGTCCCAGAGAGCAAAGGGTACCCAGGACTTCTCGTTGGCGTTTAGAATCTGGACATAATTCTCAATGAAGTAGGCTGCGTCATCGTTGCACCTCTGCCACTCTGCCTCTTCCTCCTCGGATCTCGAGGGTGCGACACCGTCAGCGAACACCTCACACAGCAGATCGAAGGCAGCAGGAGTTGGCTCAAGCAGAGCTACAGACCGCGTATTTGCTTTAGACCTGCTAAGAGTGCTGACCACGTGCTCGCTCTCCGACGCAGTGTAAGGATGCTGGCCTACTCAATTACTCTCACCTCTGCCAGCGCGCCCTGATCCTTAGGCGAACCTATGACCCGCCGGACGTCCGCAGAAATGGCCGCCAAGGCCTTATTGTCCGTGACGTTACGCTTGATCGACTGGATAATCAACTGCACCATCACCAGGGCGTTCTCGACCGTTATCATCTGCTGGTCGGCGACCATCTTCTTTTGCTCGGTGGCCACCAGCTTGCGCCTGCGCTCTAGCAACACCACGACTTCGCCCCAAGCTACCTGGTCCCCGAAGCCTCTGTCGATGAGTGCCCCTACCTGGCTGAGTGCCACGGCCAGGAGCGACGGATCCCACATTACCTGCTCGACGGAGCGCCATGCTTCCTTCAGTTCCTTCCAGACGGCCCCGGTCTCGCCCGTGTCCAGGCGCTGGAGCAGCTCCCCGATGCGGACATCTAGCAGTGCTATATCCGACTGAAGGCTGAGGAAGGCCTCATTGGCCAAGGCATCGCTGTATCGCTTCAGCAGCCTCGTGGGCAGGTCCTTGGAATGTATGCCTGTCTTGAAGGTCGCAGAGGCTATGCCGGACGGAGAGCTGCCACCATGCATCCTGCAGCGGCCGTTCGGCATCGGGCGGCTTTCGCAAGGCTTACCCGATCTCGTCAAGGCTCCGCACTTCTTAGAGTGGATAGATTGCATGGGGTGACTCCGATTGCATGGGGTGTCCGAATTGGCACAGCCAATCAGCGTTTGCGAGGTTTGGCCCCTCTTAGTTGCTTGCCCACCTCCTCAAGCACCTGCAGGTCCCAAGGACCAACCTTCTCGGGATCGGCAGCGCCAGTACCGGCCACTTCGGCATCAGTGCCCACAGCAGCACCAACTGGCCGACTCTCCAGGCCCCAGCGCGGCCGTACCACAACCTCAAACACGGTGTCCGTCAGTGCGAGCAGGGGCATCATGTTCATGCGCTCCATAGCCGGCACGTCGAGCTGTATGCGCACTGACCCGTCGCCACTGAAGCGCACCGCCGACATGATCGTTGGCAGGCTGGCAAGGAAGATGATCTCGCGGCGTCTGTTGCCGCCCAGGTCCTCGACCACACTCACGCCGTCCTCGCCGTCTTCGGGCTGCGCCGGCTCTGTCATGCCTAAGCCGTCTGCCACGTCTACCATTTCTGCCTCGGCAGCACCCGCCACTCTTTCATGCCAGGTCCCCATCGGGCCAGCGAGCCATGCACCGTGCATTTCTCGGTGTGTAGTACCCCGACTACCTGCACCTTCGTGTCGCGGCCGCCCGGCACCCTGCAGTGCGGGCACTTCCTGAAATGCTTGGGGGTAGGCGGAATATGGCACGCGGGCAGCACCGCCGTAGGAACCAGATCCACCTCAGAGGATGTAGATACACCTGATGCACCTGGGACCGCCTGCCCAGGTCGCCCTGAGCTACCGGAAGAGATTGAAGCCATTAGCGTCTCACAGACTAGGGAGGAAGACTAGACAAAACAAAGCGGCCACCACCAACCTACTAAGGATGGCAATGGCCGCACATAACGATGCTGTTGGCCCGGACCGTCCAGCTCGTCTCACACTATAGCGATCAGAACGGGGACGGAGCAGCATTTTGTACTCTCGCTGCTATACAGTTACTATATAGCCTGCAACGCGCCGTGTCAACGGTGGTGTTACTTACGACTTGTGGAGCTTCAAGCTGTTCTCGGGGCTGATCCGCTCCACAGAGCTGGTATGCTTCTCTCGGGGCCAATGCACATCGAAGCGAATACTCACCTCGCCCTTCCCAGCAACCACCACGTCGTACACATTGGCTGCCGCATCCTTGAACGCGGCACGTATGGCCTCAACGATCCGAACGCTGCCCCGCTCCAGGTTGATCTCCGCATCGGCATCGAGGCCGAGGTGTAGAGTGATGGCCAGGTCCAGCAGCCGGGACACTATCTCGTTTTTCAGGTTGTCATCGCTGCCCGCGAGCGCCTCGACGAACGCCAGGCTCTGCTGCAACCTCGTATTCGGATCGGGAGGGTGCGAAGCACTCATCACGCGGAATCCCGCCCATCAGGTCCGCCAGGATGCTGCTGTGGAGGCCCAAGACCCCCCACAGCATCAGCGACCATCATAGCCAGCGCGCCCACGTCGTAGGACTCGCTCGCTACAATCTCTGGGGAGCTACCCGTTAGGATGGCCCGCCGCAGTTCGGATACTTCCTCTTCTAAATGCTTAAACAAGGACCACGGGCTGTCCTGTTTCCATCCCGCAGGTCCTCGGTCTCCGTCATGGGCGGCTATGTTCCGCTCCACGCCTTCTGCGTATCGCCTTACTTCCTCTCTCACTAGACTGGCTCCTTCACAGGGACTCATCACGCTCTGGATCTTACAGGTCTAGGCCCTCCAACAACCGGCGCGCCGTCTCGTCCCTGGCCGCGGCTGCCTCAGGGGGGTCTTCCAGCTTCTCCGCTATATGCGCCCACTTCGCCTGTAGCCGGGCGAGTTCGGTGCGCATCTCCTCTATAGCCGCATCGATCTCAGCGGCCACCTGCTGCTGCTGTATGAGCGAGTGGCACATCGAGAGGTAGTACTCGCGATGTTGCTCAAGCCCCGCCAGCTTCCGCTCCAAGCTACGGATGCGCAGTGCGATTATCTCTATCTCTGGGACAGGCGGTGCCGCCGGCGCGCTATTCCAGGAAACCCAGCCGGTAGCCATCAAGCGCCCTCCCATGACCCAACCAACCGGGACACGTTCGGTCGCCATGCCATCAGGGGGCTGGGGCACCTCAGATCCCTGCGTTTCCTGAGTGCCCGGCTCTCCCTGTGAGGCCTGTCGCCGCTCCTGACAGTCAGGACACACATGCACCACCGTCACTACGACTCGTCGCCTCTTGTTATGCCTTCTCCGTCTGCCCATGATACCTCCCTTGCTAGGCGTGCAGGTTGTTTAAATTGTTGATGTTACAAGCGGCCTCGCCACCCTCTTTAGTCACCTGCCCGAGCTGAGATGCCAACTCCTCACCGGTCACTACGCCATCCCTGACCGTGTTGAAGAAGACGTCTGTCACGTGATCGGCCGGGCCTACGTTGTACAGGCCTTCAGCAAGCTGGCCGGTAGTCTGGGGGACGCGCGTCGAGAGGTCCTGCAGTTGATGGTGGACGTGCCGCGACATCATCTGCGCGTAGCCTTGACCCGCTTCAAGTGCCCTACAAGAGTGGCGATCTCGTCATCCGACATGGCCTCCTTCAAAGCAAATGCCTGCTCAGGAGCCACCAGGTTCGTGATCTGCAATGTGATCGCACGCCCGCAGTGCTCCACCACATCGCCAGAGACGCGCCCAGGCGCTACAATAGCGGCAAGGTCAGGATGTAACAGCAACACCTTGCTGGAGGGTGCATGAGCCAGCATGGTCCGAACCATAGAGACGGTTTCGGTTGCGGGTCGGTCACGCCACGGGGTATCACTACGCATTGTTCGCCCCTTCCCCTTCGAGGAATAAAGAGGAACTGGCGTACAGTAACTTGCCGACAGTTTCCATCAGCCCGTTATCGCGTAGTGCCTTCAGTGCATCTTTAAAGGCACCACCTTCACTGTACTTACTAAGAACCGCCAACTCTTCGCGGCTAAGTCCTGCAGGCCAGACGGACACTAATTGGTCAAGCACCCTCCTCGCCCCCTCGGGTAATACCGCACGCCACATAGCCTGGAGATCGGCACTGGTCAGCGGGACGCTGGGCACATCCTCACCCAAGAAGCTGAGACCTTCCGCTGTGATACCTTATACGTCGCCGGCCGCCTCAACCAGGCCACGCTTAGTCAGCACGCCCAAGTGGATGCCCACGGTCCTATCATCAGCGACCTGGCTCACGAGCATTGAGAGTTGCCGCCGCGACAGCTTCAACGGGTGCCTCCGTGCCAATGCTTGGAGCAACGCCCCGGCGACGTCCGAGGGTTCGCCACGTTGCACCTGACGAGCGCGCCTTGGACCCTTCTGTGGAATAGATGTAGACGCCGAGTCGGGTTTCGAGGACTTCGCACCCTCGGGAGGTAATTTGAGGTGAGGGAGTTGGTCAAGGTCAAGCTGCGGGGTTTCTGACGGCAACTGGCCTAGCACCCGCTCACGGAGCTGCCGGATGTCATCGCGCACGCCCTCAGCGACAGAGAGGAGCTTGTTGCCCTGGCTCTCCAGGCTCTTTGCTATGGCCTCCAAGAACTCAAGGTCACTGTCCTTTATGACCGGCACCTCGACCCGTACCTCACGCACCTCTGTGGCAGGTCTCGCCTTC